CGTAAAGCTGACGGTACACCTTACTCCGGTGCCCGTGACGCTTTTCTTATTACTCCTGCTGGCGTAGCTCAGAACATCGGCTATGGTTCTATTGTTGAACTAAACGCAGGATATGTCCAACTAGCTTCTGGCACTGGTGCAGATGCAACTACTAACAACCTTGGCGGTAACGGTATCGGTGCTCTGGGTGTGTTCGTTGGTTGTGAATACATCAACGCTGAAGGTCAGTTGATTTTTGCTCAGTACTACCCTTCAGGCACTGCTAACGCTACTGCTTATGTAGTAACTGATCCGGGTGTAACTTTCCAAGTACAAGCTGATGGCGCTATTGCTCAGACTGCTCTTGGACATAATGCTCCTTTGACTGGCGCACAGAATGCAACTACTTCTGTAAACACCTCTACTGGCAAGTCTAACATTGCGTTGGACGCTACTACTGCTACTGCAACTAAAGCGTTCAAAGTAATCGGCTTTGTAACTAAGCCCGGTTCTGCCATTGGCGACGCTAAGACTGATGTCTTGGTTAAATTTAACCTACCGTACCACCAGTTTGGTACCGGCATCGTAGGAGAATAACTAGATGGCTATTTCAAGAAGTCAATTACTTAAAGAGCTACTCCCCGGACTAAATGCATTATTCGGTCTAGAGTACGCAAAATATGGTGAAGAGCATAAAGAGATTTTCGAGACTGAAACCTCTGACCGTTCTTTTGAAGAAGAAACTAAACTGTCTGGTTTTGGCTCTGCCCCAACTAAGGCGGAAGGTTCTGCAATCGAGTATGATAACGCGCAGGAAGCATGGAGCGCACGTTATACGCACGAAACTGTTGCAATGGGTTTCTCAATCACTGAAGAAGCGATTGAAGATAACTTGTATGACTCTCTGTCATCTCGTTACACCAAAGCACTGGCTCGCGCTATGGCTTACACTAAGCAAGTTAAAGCGTCAGATATTTTGAACAATGCTTTTGCTGCTGGCACCACTTACGGTGACGGGCAATCTCTATGTTCAACAGCGCACCCACTTGTTTCTGGTGGAACTAACTCTAACCGCCCTGCGGTTGCGGCTGACCTTAACGAAACTTCTTTGGAAGCAGCTATCATTCAGATTGCTGGCTACACCGATGAGCGTGGTCTTTTGATCGCGGCCAAGCCTAAGAAGCTAGTTATTCCACCTTCCTTACAGTTCGTTGCAACTCGTTTGCTTGAGACTGAAGGACGTGTAGGAACTGCTGACAACGACATCAACGCCATTATGACTAACGGCGCAGTACCCGGCGGATATGCGGTCAACCATTATTTGACTGACACTGATGCATGGTTCTTGATGACTGATGTACCTAACGGTTTGAAGCACTTCGTTCGTAGCCCAATGGCTACTTCTATGGATGCTGACTTCGATACCGGCAACAGCCGTTACAAGGCTCGTGAGCGTTATTCGTTTGGCGTTTCCGATCCACTGGGTATCTTTGGATCACCCGGCGCTTAATAGCGTAGTAACATGCTGTACTAAGGGGGCTTCGGCCCCCTTTTTTGTGTTTGACTTATAACCACACACTGTGATATGTTTCTGTATATCGGGAAACAATCCGGTGAATCTGACAGACCCGACTGACGACATGTAGACAGATTCGCTTTAACTCACATGTGAGAACTTTATAATGGCTCAAACAACTTTTTCAGGCCCAGTCCGTTCGGACAATGGCTTTCAAATCCCCGTAGTAACTACTGCCAATCTTCCAGCTTTTGGTGATGTAGCTGTAGGTACTGCATATATGGTTAGTGACAATGGCGGCGGCGACAACGAATACTGTATTGTTATTAACACTGGCGCTGCTTGGGTAACTGCTGTAGGTGCGGCTCTTAGCTAATAGGAGGCATTTATGTCTAGTTCTGATGTTTCCGCAAAGCGGGTTACTGGAGCAGGTTCACTAGCGGTAGGGCCAGCACGCGTACGACAAGTGCAGGTGCTTACTAATACTACTGGCGCAGGTCGGCTTACTATAACTGATGGTAATGGTGGTTCTACTCTTTTAGATATTGATTTTGAAGCAAATGACTCTCACTCCGTTAACATACCCGACTATGGTGTACGTTTTCAGGATGATGTTTTCATCACTGTATTAACCAATATTACCGCTATGACAGTGTTTTATAGCTAATGCGTAAGTACTATAAAAGAGGCGGTGGAGTGGGCATGAAAGGTATGTCCATTAAAAGTGGGGATAAACGCCCCACTAAATCTGGCGCGGGTATGACCGCTAAAGGCGTAGCTAAGTACAGAAAAAATAATCCCGGTTCTAAATTAAAGACCGCGGTTACCGAGGATAAACCAACTGGTAAGCGGGCGAGTAGGCGTAAGTCCTATTGCGCTCGTTCTGCCGGACAAATGAAGAAGTTTCCTAAAGCGGCTAAAGATCCTAATTCAAGGTTACGGCAAGCTAGGAAACGATGGAAATGTTAGGAGAATAACATGGCAGAATCAACTAAAGACTTAGTTGCAAAACGCGACATGCAACTTAGGATGTTTGACAATATGGAAGAGAACGGAAAAAATGGAGGCAAAAAAGGACAAAAAAATAAAAAAGCTCCTAAATCTGTTCAAGGCGCAGGCAACATGCCCCTAAGCGACGCGAAGGCTGCCAAGCAAGTAGAGATTTTAAAAGCTCAAAATAAGGAGAAAGAAGTGAAAAAAATGAACAGAGGTGGCATGGCACGGAAAATGATTACCGAAGCGGATGTACCGGAATCTGGCCCTACAAAACCTATGACAGGTGGCCCACAGCCTAAGAAAAAGAAACGTGCTCCAATGGGTATGGATCAAGGCAGTGGTGGCGCTATGCCACGTATGAAGAAAGGCGGTAAGGTTCGTGGCTGCGGTATGGCTCGTGGTGGTAGAGTTTGTAAAATGGTCAAGATGAAAGGTGCATAGTGCGGCGCTATTACAAAAAAAGTAGCTGTGGTTGTGGGTATAAGAAAGGCGGTACAGTAAAAGACGCCTGCTACACCAAAGTAAAGAAGCAATATAAGGTGTTCCCGTCTGCTTATGCGTCGGGAGCCATTGCTAAATGCCGGAAGAAAAAGGCTGGTAAGTAATGCGGACGTACTACAAGTCTGGCGGTAAAATACGTAAGACAGAGAAAGGTGCTTCTTTAAAACGATGGTTCCAAGAAGACTGGAAAGACGTTAAAACCGGTAAGGCTTGTGGTAGAAAGAAGGGAGATGGTAGAGGAACACCTTACTGCCGCCCTAGCAAACGGGTATCTGAGAAGACTCCTAAGACCTCTGGCGAAATGTCTAGCGCCGAGAAGAAAAAGAAGGTAGCCGAAAAGAAAAGACTAGGACAACCAGCAGGTAAACCTAGACGAGTATCAGCTACTAAGCGGAGAAAGAAATAATGGCTACATCAGGTACTACAGCGTTTAATATGGACTTCACAGAGATCGCTGAAGAAGCGTTTGAACGTGCGGGACGAGAAATGCGCTCTGGGTATGATCTCCGCACTGCCAGACGGTCTATGAATTTGCTTACTATAGAGTGGCAGAACCGCGGCATTAACATGTGGACTATTGATGAAGGTACTATTAATTTAGTTAAAGGCCAGACTCAGTATGATCTACCCGCAGATACTATTGATTTACTAGAGCATCAGATACGTACAGGTAGTGGAAATACAGCTACGCAGAGTGACCTTACTATAAGTCGTATTAGTGTAAGTACCTACGCATCTATACCTAATAAGTTAACACAAGGTAGACCTATACAACTGTATATTGAGCGTTTACGCGACGCTCCTAAAGTAAACATATGGCCTATACCTGATAACAACGATTATGTATTGTATTATTGGCGTATGCGCAGAATACAAGACGCTGGTACGGGTGTAGACACCGCGGATATGAACTTTAGGTTTTTTCCTTGTCTAGTAGCTGGACTAGCTTACTATATAGCTATGAAGTTACCCGAAATGGTAGATAGAGTACCTATGCTAAAGGCTGTGTATGACGAACAATTTGAGATGGCCGCAGGAGAAGATAGAGAAAAAACCTCAGCTAGGTTTGCTCCGCGTATAGGATACGTATAAGTATGGGGACGCAGTTTGCATCAAACAATAAGGCTATTTCGTACTGCGATGTGTGTGGATTCCAGTATAAATTACGAGAACTGCGCAATCTAATAGTCAAGAATAGAGATACTAACATAAAGGCTTGTCCCGAATGTTGGAATGAAGATCAGCCACAAAATATGCTGGGTGAGTTTCCTGTATATGATCCGCAAGCATTGCGTGATCCACGACCAGACCAGAGTCTAGGTGAGTCAGGAAACAATAGTAGTAGGGATATACAGTGGGGTTGGAATCCTGTAGGTGGAGGAATTGATCCTTTTGAATTAACCCCCAATGTATTGTTAATAACTGGTAGTATAGGACAAGTTACTGTAACTACCTCATAGGAGCATTAATATGCCAAAAGTAGGAAATAAAGAATTCCCGTATACCGATGCAGGGAAAAAAGCGGCCAAGAAAGAATCTAAGAAGACTGGTGAGTCTATGACTAGCGCCTATTCTAAGGGTGGTAAAGTAAAAATCCGTGGGACTGGAGCAGCTACTAAAGGGCTATATGCTCGCGGCCCGATGGCATAAATATGAATTACACGGAACTGAAAGCTAATATCCAAGACATATGTGAGAACACGTTCACAGATGATCAACTTGCTATGTTTACGCAACAAGCAGAGCAGAAGATATATAACTCAGTTCAGATACCCGCATTGCGTAAAAATGTTACAGGTACACTAACAAACGGTAATAAATATGTAGGCGCACCTACTGATTTTTTATGGTCGTACTCTCTTGCAGTTGTGGATAGTAGTGGTAACTATACTTACCTACTTAATAAGGATGTCAATTTTATACGTGAGGCATACCCTAATCCTACAAGTACGGGGTTACCTAAACACTACGCATATTTTGATGATGACTCTTTTATAGTTGGGCCAACTCCAGATGCGGCGTATGCTATGGAGCTTCATTATGGGTATTACCCTCAGTCTATAGTTACCGCAGGTACTACATGGCTAGGAAATGAGTTTGACTCTGCGTTGTTAAATGGCGCGTTAGTAGAAGCAGTCCGATTTATGAAAGGCGAACCAGACATTGTAGCCAATTATGATAAGATGTTCGGGTTATCTATAGGGTTATTAAAGAATCTCGGTGACGGTAAGTTACGCGAAGATACATATCGTTCTGGACAATTCAGAACACCAGTTAGTTGAGGAACTAAAAAATGGCAATATCACAAGCAATGTGTACTTCTTTTAAGGTCGCTCTTTTAGACGGAGAGATGGATTTTAGTAGTAACACATCACAAACTTTTAAAATCGCACTATATACGTCTAGCGCAACTTTAAGTGCCGCTACTACTGCGTACGCTACTACTAATGAAGTGTCGGGTACAAACTATACTGCGGGAGGAAATACACTTACTATTTCTGCTAGTCCTGCATCGTCTGGTACCACAGCATTCTTAGATTTTGCAGATACCACATGGACTGACGCTACTATCACTGCTAGAGGCGCTCTAATATACAAGTCAGGTGGCAGCAATCCAGCGGTTGCAGTACTAGATTTTGGTGGAGATAAAACATCTACAGCGGGCGACTTTACTGTGCAATTTCCCGCAGCAGACGCGACAAACGCTATTGTGCGTATTGCTACTCCATAAGGTAGTTAAATGCCATCTTCAGTAGAGTACGTAGGTTGGGGAAGTGCTGCTTGGGGCCAAACGGCTTGGGGCACAGACTTAACTATAGTATCAGTAGATGGTGTTGCCGCAGAAGGAGTTATTGGTACTGTATTACCTGACGCGGAAGCAAATACTTCTGTAACAGGTGTAGACGCTGCTGGAGGTATTGGCACAGCTACTATTGACGCTGAATCAGATGTTATGGTTACCAGCGTAGCTGGAGCTGCCGCAGTCGGTACAGTTACCATAGATGCCGAAGCGGATATAGCATTAACAGGTGTAGAAGCTGACGGAGCTGTAGGAACATTAACAGCTACAGGTATAGCAAACCTAACAGTAACAGGTGTAGAAGCTGACGGAGCTGTAGGTACTCCAACAGTAGATGCTGAAGCAAACGCTCCTGTAACCGGTGTAGAAGCTGACGGAGCTGTAGGTACTCTAACAGTAGATGCCGAAGCTGATGTAGCAGTAACAGGTGTAGAAGCTGACGGAGCTGTAGGTACTCTAACAGTAGATGCTGAATCAAACACCTCTGTAACCGGTGTAGAAGCTGACGGAGCTGTAGGAACACTAACAGTAGATGCTGAAGCTGATGTAGCAGTAACAGGTGTAGAAGCTGACGGAGTTGTAGGCACTTTAACAGTAGATGCTGAAGCTGACGTAACAGTAACCGGTGTAGAAGCTGATGGAGATATAGGCGCGGTTAATGTAGTATTTGGTATAACCGTACATATAACAGGTGTAGAAGCCGAAGGCGAAGTTGGCGCCGTTACAACCAACGCAGAAGCAGACGTTTCCCTAATTGGAGTATCTGCTGTAGGATATATAGGAATAGTACATATATGGGGAGAAGTTGATGACGACCAAGACCCCAACTGGCAGGTCATAAATGATAGTCAGACTCCAACATGGAGTGAAACAACAAACACACAAGACCCTAACTGGGACAGAATAGCCGCATGAGGTTTTACAAATGACAACGCAATACACTTCGATATTAAAACTCGCGCTCCCAGTACAGGGTGAACTTAGTGGTACTTGGGGAGATGTAGTAAACGATAATATTACTTCTATGGTAGAACAAGCAATCGCAGGCCGTGCGGTTATTAACTCGTGGTCTACTAACTCACATACGCTTACAACTGCTAACGGTACTACCTCCGAATCTAGGTGTGCAATGCTAGAGTTTACAGACACAGGGACTCAGTTGTCCGGTGCGGGTACAGTTGTATGCCCAGCCTTGTCTAAGATATACATAGCTAAGAACGCCGCAGCACAGAACGTAACTTTAAAAACCGCTAGCGGTACCGGAATCCTTGTCCCTAATGGACGTACTATGTTCCTGTTCTGTGACGGGACTAATGTTATTGAAGCGGTAACTAGCACTACTTCTTTACAGTTAGGTACTAGCACTACTGTTACAGCGGTACTTGACGAAGACAACATGGCGTCAAACAGCGCCACATCTCTAGCTACACAGCAGTCTATTAAGGCGTACGTAGATGCTCAAGTAGGCTCTTTCGACACCCTTGCTGAAGTCCTTGCTCAAGGAAACACCACTGGCGGTACAGATATCGTAATGAGTGCTGGCGACGACCTTACTACGTTAACCGCAGGAACAAGCAACTTACGTTTAGGTGTCAACGCAGGTAACAGCATTGTAAGCGGTGGTAATTATAATACTGTCGTAGGCGATGAAGCAGGTACTGCGATTACTACGGGTGATGAAAACACGGCAATAGGGCGCAACTCTCTATCTACTGCTACTACGGCACAATATAACACTGTTGTTGGTTCAGGTGCAGGATATGGAATAACAACAGGAAACAGTAATATTGCAATGGGTGTAAATGCTCTTGTGGCAAACACCACAGGTACAAGTAACACAGCACTTGGAACTTTTGCACTTGACGCAAACACTACCGCAGACAGTAACACTGCCGTTGGTTGGAGCGCATTAAGTGCAAACACTACAGGTGCATTAAACACAGGCTTAGGTGAGTCTGCTTTAAGAAGCGCTACCACAGCAGATAGAAACGTAGCTGTTGGTTATTCTGCTTTAACAACCACCACTACAGGCGGTAACAACACTGCGGTAGGTAATACGGCTTTATACGCAAACACCACAGGTATTGACAATGTTGCTGTAGGCAGAGGCTCTTTAGATGCTAACACTACGGCAAACTACAATACTGCCCTTGGTTCAATATCGTTATCAGCAAACACCACAGGCGCTAGTAATACAGCGCTTGGTTATGCGTCTTTAAATCTAAACACGACAGCTTCTAACAACGCGGCAGTTGGTTATGCTTCTTTAAATCAAAACACAACAGGTAGTGAAAATACTGGTCTAGGACATAATGCTCTATATGCCAATACTACAGGGACTGCCAACACAGGTATTGGTCAAGGCGCTTTACAAGGTAACACTACAGCATCTGACAACACAGCAGTTGGTAAAGCCGCTTTAAGTGTTAACACTACAGGTTCAAGCAACGTAGCTCTAGGTAGGAATGCTCTAGTAAGCAACAGTACAGCATCTTATAACACTGCTGTTGGTAGGAGCGCAATGTATGCAAACACCACTGGTGCGTCTAACGTAGCTATTGGCTATAACTCACTATCTGCAAACACTACAGGTGCAGATAACGTAGCCGTGGGCACAGGCGCAGGAGCCTCAATAACCACAGGCTTTGAAAACGTATTTATAGGAAATCTTGCAGGAGATGCCGCGACTGTTTCTTTACACAATACTGCTGTTGGTATGGCGGCACTTGGTACTGATACGACTGGAAGATATAGCGTTGCTGTTGGTCATCGCACTTTAGAAAACCAAAACTTTACAGGTAATCAAAGTGCCTATAACACCGCTGTTGGGTATCAAGCAGGTAATGATGTAACCACAGGCATCCAAAACACCCTTATCGGTGGCTTGGCAGGAGATGCCATGACAGACGCTGATAACAATGTTGCTATGGGTTACTCTGCTTTAACAACAAATGTCTTAGGCTCAGAAAGTGTAGCGATTGGTACATTTGCTTTAAACGCACAAAATCCCGCATCAGCTACCAATATGTACAACGTAGCTGTAGGTCATAACTCTGGAGCCGCAGTAACCACAGGTGTTCAAAACACTCTTATTGGTGGTCTTGCAGGTGATGCCCTAACAACAGGCTTTAATAATGTTGCTCTGGGTTATTTTGCTTTAGGTGGAGAAGATACAGGACGAAAGAATGTAGCTATAGGAGTAAGCGCACTTAAAGTACAAAACTCTGATGCTGATAATTTTAATACTGCTGTTGGTTTTGAAGCAGGTCAAGCAGTAACCACAGGCATTCAAAACACTCTCATAGGTGCGCTTGCAGGTGATGCGCTTACTACCAGTAACAGTAATACGGCAGTGGGTTATGAGGCTCTGTCTACACAGGTTGCTTATAGTGAAAATACTGCAATAGGTTATAGAGCATTAAAAACTACTAATGGGGGTTATTCTAATACAGCGGTCGGCCACGAGACTTTGATGGCAAATACAAATGGCGCTAATAATACAGCCGTTGGTCACGATGCTTTAACCGCAAACACCACAGGCGCTAGTAACGTAGCAGTTGGAGCTTTAGCTTTAGATGCCAATACCACAGCCTCAGGAAACGTTGCAGTTGGCCCAAGTGCTTTAGGAGCAAACACCACAGGCGCGACAAACACGGCCATTGGTAACGAGGCTTTGGATGCAAATACTACTGCGTCTAATAACGTAGCTGTAGGTCATGCTTCTTTAGGAGCTAACACCACAGGTTCTGAAAATACTGCGGTTGGTCGTCTTGCTTTAAACACTAATACAACTGGCGCTAATAATGTTGCTATGGGTAACGCAGCTTTATACTTAAACACTACCGCTTCTGACAATACAGCTATTGGAAATGCAGCTTTATACGCAAACACCACAGGTACAGAAAATGTTGCAGTAGGATCCGCAACACTTGACGCAAACACTACAGGCGCAGAGAATGTAGCCATTGGTTATAGTGCTTTATCAAACTCAACTACGGCTAGTTATAACACCGCAGTGGGTAAGTCCTCTTTAGGCTCGACTACTACAGGAGCTAACAATACTGCCGTTGGTAAATCAGCTTTAGCCGCAAACACCACAGGCGCAGGTAATGCCGCAGTCGGTAAGACTGCTTTAACTACAAATACCACAGGCACATTAAATGCCGCCCTTGGTCAGGATGCTTTAGGTTTAAATACCACAGGAAGTAACAACGTAGCCGTAGGCGAGAGTGCTTTATATGCTAATACCACAGCTTCCAACAACACAGCAGTGGGTAAGAGTGCTTTAGTCGCAAACACCACAGGTCATTCACATACAGTAGTAGGTTATCAAGCAGGAAATTCAAATACTACTGGTGCTGAAAATTCAGCTTTTGGTTTTCAGGCATTATACACAAACACTACAGGTAGTAATAACACAGCTTTAGGTAGAAAAACATTATTCTATAATACAACAGGTGGTTCTAATGTTGCTTTAGGTCAAGGAGCTTTACTTAATAATACAACCGCATCACAAAATACAGGAGTTGGTTACGATGCTTTATTAACAAATACAACAGGAGCTAATAATACAGCTCTTGGTTACCATGCTTTATACGCAAACACCACAGGTACAAGAAATACAGCATTAGGAATGAGTGCAGGAGCCGCTATAACCACAGGCTCTTACAATGTATTAATGGGAGCCTATACAGGTGATGCTATTACTACAGGTGAGCAAAATGTAGCTTTAGGAGATGCGGCATTTACCACTAATACAACTGGTACAGACAATGTTGCCGTGGGCGATCAAGCATTAAAAGCTAATACCACAGCTTCAAACAATACAGCAGTTGGTTCATCAGCTTTATTAGCAAACACCACAGGCGCAAGCAATGTAGGTATAGGTTTTCAGGCGCTGTACACAAACAACGCAAGTGACAACACCGCAGTAGGTCACAACGCTCTCTTTAACAATACTAGCGGCACAGGTAATACAGCCCTTGGTAAGAGTGCAGGTGAAAATGTAACCACAGGCTCAAACAACACATTCGTGGGCAAGTATGCAGGTATGGATTTAGTTACTGGAAGTTCTTGTACTTTTGTAGGAGAAGAAGCAGGACAAAATGCTACTGGTGGGGATAATACATTTGTAGGTGCTTTTGCAGGTGAAAACTATAGTGGTGGTAATAATAATACATCACTGGGTAGGGCCGCTTTATTAGGTGTAGATGGAAGCTCAACAGGTGACAATAATGTAGCTATAGGCTATAACTCAATGTTAGCAAACACCACAGGCGCACAGAATGTTGCTGTTGGAACTATCGCTTTAGACGCAAACACAACAGCGGCCAACAACACTGCTCTCGGTTACGCGGCTTTAACCGCAAACACCACAGGCGCACAGAATGTTGGTCTTGGAGCCTACGCACTGCAATCAAACACTACTGCGTCGTACAACGTAGGGATAGGCTATAACACTTTAGGAGCAACCACCACAGGACAGCAAAACGTAGCAATCGGTGGAGAGGCTCTAGACGTAAACACTACTGGTGGAGATAACGTAGCCGTTGGTACAAGTGCTTTAGGCGCAAACACAACAGCCGCTAACAATACTGCTGTAGGTACGAGTGCTTTATTAGCAAACACCACAGGTGCTGTAAACGTAGCGGTGGGTAAAAGCGCGGGTGATACAATTACCACAGGTGGAGGTTGTGTGATACTTGGAGCATTGTCTGACTCGTCCACCGCAGGTGGTAATTATGTAAATGTCGTCGGATATAATGTTACTGGTGATGCAGGATATACAACTCTAGGTGAATCAGGTAGCGACATCAGAGCTTCGCATGGTAGCACCACTTGGTCAACAGTCTCTGACCAACGCTACAAGAAAGACATTGTAGACTCTACAGCAGGTCTTAGCTTTATTAATGCTCTACAGCCTCGTACCTTTAAGTACAAGACCCTTGGCGAACTGCCTGAAACCTTTAGCGCCTATGAAGCTGACTCAACCGAAGTCTTTAAAAGTTCTCAAACTCAGCACGGCTTTATAGCCCAAGAAGTTAAAGCGGCTATAGATGCAGATAGCAGTATCGCTGACGGCTTTAAACTTTGGGACGATAGAGAAGACGGCTCTCAGGAAGTTGCAGAGGCCGCACTAATCCCTGTACTAACCAAAGCTATACAAGAACTGTCTGCACAAGTAGACGCATTAACCGCAAGAATAGAAACCTTAGAAGGATAAATAACCATGACTGAAGAAACAGTAGAACGTACCGAAGAACAACTAGCACAGGACTACTCAGCAATGGGTGACTCCGTAGCAGTAATTACAGACGTAATCGCAGGAGACTCTATGGCTGAAGATGATGCCGAAGACCGTCAGGATTGTGTTGATAGAAACGTACAGCACCTAGAGTTGATGGTTGCTAAAGACGATTGGGGCAGTGAAGATATGACTGCTTGTGATGCCGCGATTGTTGCAGGTAACGGATACACCGCATCGTGAGTTACTTAATTGATGCGTATGTACTTGCAACTTCACTGGTAACTATTGCCTCTGTTATTTGTAATTACACCGACACACCTAAAGATGATGCGCTAGTTGCTAAGGCTTACAAAATACTTGAGCAGTTTGCGTTTCTAGGGAATAAGGCTAAACAATGAGTGAAAATACTGTATCCATCCCAACGTGGGCATTGCCGTTTGTAATATCTGGCCTAGGTGTTGCGATTGCCTATGGCTCTAGTATGGCTCAGGCAGAGGCTACGAAATCTGAAGTTGAAAGAGTTGAAAAAGCTGTGGTTGAGGTTATAAAAGAATCTAACGCCAACGGTAAGGCAGTAGCTTTAAATTCTCAGGCTATCCAACAAATTGCAAAAGGATTAGCTGATCAACAAGAGACAGCCAAAGCAAGCGATGAGAAGTTAGCACAACTTATAACTATCATGCTAGAACAGAAAAAGTAATGCGTATGGTCTTTGCCCTCCTATTCTTCGTCAATGGTGAAGTTGATGAGGGCAAGACTCGTTACTATGTAAACAAACACGCCTGTGTCTATATGTGTCAGGAATTAGCTAGACCCTCACGAAAGTATGAAACTGTTGACTGTATCTGTAAGGTAACTTGGGTTGATAATTCGACACGAGTTATAAAGTGAAAGTTCTTGTTTTTGTTCTGATGATTCAAACGATTAACAATAACTACGTTGAATCTGCTGAAGAGTATGCTTTCTTTCGTGACTTAAACCGATGCATTTATTTTAGCGAGTTGATAGCAAAGCAAATAAGGTTCAATGAACACCTGCCTGTTACTGCGTATTGTGTGACGAAATGGGTAGACCCAGAAGATACGGTAATTTTTGAATGAGTAATTTTGACTGGAAAGACAAGGAAGAATGGAAGGCGTTAATCTTTACAGTAGTGTTTTTTAGTGTTGGGTTTAGTTCACTTCTTTGGATAGATTAAACAAAATAAATTAAGTACAATAGAAATTCATTAATCAGTAGGAGATACAAACATGGGCGAGAAAAAAACAACTCCCATAGTAGTAAACGACGTTGAATACACGCTAGAAGACATGACCCCTAAACAACAGGCTATGGTAAATCACTGCAACGATCTTGATAGAAAAATTAGGTCTACTCAGTTTAACTTAGACCAGTTAAGTGTAGGTAAAGATGCTTTTATTAATATGCTAGTTGTTGACCTTGAGAATGCAGAAGAATCTGAAGAGTCAGGAGATTAACAACAAATGCCAACGGTCAAAGAAGCCATAGTTCGTCTAGAAGCACATGAGAAAGAATGTCTTATTAGGTATCAAAGTATAGAAAAACAGTTAGATGCAGGTAATAAAAAATTTGATAAGTTAGATAAACGGCTTTGGTTTCTTTACCCGTTGGTTATTGCTTCTCCCTTACTTGAGAAGTTATTTCAGTGAGTTTAGTGTCTCAACTAATAGGGCCAGTAACAGGACTATTAGATAAGTTTATAGAAGATAAAGACGCAAAAAACGCTCTGGCACATGAAATTGCTACTATGTCAGAGAAACATGCCCTAGCGTTAGCTAAAGGGCAGTTAGAAATTAACAAGGTTGAGGCAGCTCATAAGTCTCTTTTTGTTGCCGGTTGGCGCCCATTTATAGGGTGGATTTGTGGGCTTGGTCTATTATATAACGTGTTAATAGCGCAAATACTTAGTATATGGTTTACTGTACCAGAAGTTGACCCCGCTTTGTTGACTCCTGTGCTTATGGGGATGCTTGGTATGGGTGCTATGCGTAGTTACGAAAAAACAAAAAAGGTTGCAAGAGAAAAATGAGTGACTTTAGGTATTTTAAAATATCAGATTTCGACTGCCAAGAAACAGGCGAGAACGAAATGGATACAGATTTTGTAAAAGCCTTAGACCACCTACGTCACGTTTGTGAATTCCCTTTCATAATTACTTCTGGGTATAGGTCGCCAAACCATAGTATAGAAACCGCTAAAGTTGCGGCTGGTAAAAAATTAGGAACACACGCGCAGGGCGTTGCTGCTGATATTAAAGTATCCGGTGGAGCACAACGCCTAGCTATAGTAAAACACGCATCAGCTATGGGTATGTCTGTAGGTGTAGCTAAAACTTTTGTACATATTGACACTCGTAAGACTGAACCGATGTGTTGGTGTTACTAGCGAGTAGACCATGCCACTTAAAAAACTAACACTTAAAGCAGGAATAAACCGTGAGAACACGCGATATACTAGCGAGGGTGGTTGGTATGACTGCGACAAAATACGGTTTCGCCAAGGTACGCCGGAAAAGATAGGTGGGTGGCAACGTATATCTGCTACTACGTTCTTAGGCGTATGCCGATCTTTATGGAACTGGGTAACTCTTGGTAGTCAAAATTTAATTGGTGTAGGTACTAATCTAAAGTTTTATATAGAGAACGGCGGTGCTTACAATGACATCACACCTATACGTGCTACTGTAACCCTGACTAACCCGTTTGAGACTACTAGTGGATCTCCCATAGTAGAAGTTACTGATGCTAACGGCGGGTACTCGGATGGGGACTTTGTTACTTTTAGCGGTGCAAGTGCCGTAGGTGGTCTTACCCTAAATGCCGAGTATCAGCTAACTGAAACTACTACTGCTAATGTGTATACAATTGATGCAGGTTCTAATGCTAGTTCAAGTGCTACAGGTGGAGGCACCGTAACTGCTGCATACCAAATCAATGTCGGCCCTGCGTTTGTTGTACCTTTAGTAGGTTGGGGAGCAAGTAGTTGGGGTTCTGGTACGTGGGGTATTGGCGCTACATCCACTGACTCTATACGTATATGGAGCCAAGCTAACTTTGGTGAAGACCTTATCTTTGGGCCTAGAGATGGGGGTATATACATATGGGACGCCACAAACGGGCTAACCACTAGAGCAATAGCTCTTACAGGTACAGAAGTACCTACGTCACAAAAACTTATTTTAGTGTCTGATATTAATAGGTTTGTGTTTTGTTTTGGGTGTAACGAGCTTGCATCTGCGACTATAAACCCTATGCTCATACGTTGGTCAGATCAAGAAGACGCTACCAACTGGCTACCTGCGGCTACTAATCAGTCAGGTGATTTAATACTATCTAATGGTACTCAGATTGTTGCAGCTAAACAGTCACGCCAAGAAGTACTAGTATGGACAGATGCAGCGTTATATGCGCTACAGTATGTAGGCGCTCCTGCTGTATGGAATGCTCAGTTAGTGGGAGAAAACATATCTATAGCCTCTCAAAACGCTGTAGCTTACGCTAATGGTGTAGCCTACTGGATGGGTAGAGATAAGTTCTATATGTATGATGGGCGCACCCAACCTTTACAGTGTAACTTACGTAAGTTTGTGTTTAATGACTTTAATGAAGAACAGTATGAGCAAGTGTTTGCAGGTACAAACGAGTCATACCATGAGATATGGTGGTGGTATTGTTCCTCAGACTCTAACGTGTCAGACAGATACGTCGTATACAATTATTTAGAGCAGGTGTGGTACTACGGAACTATGAACCGTACCGCATGGCTTGATTCGGGATTAAGAAACTACCCACTAGCTGCTACATATAGTAATAATTTAGTTAACCATGAGCAGGGTGTTGATGACAACGAAACTGCTACCACAGTAGCTATTCCTGCATATGTATCATCAGCGCAATTTGATTTAGAAGATGGGCATCAGTTCGCGTTTATATGGCGTATACTACCGGATATAACATTTGATGGTTCTGAAGTAGGCTCACCTAGTGCTACTATGACACTGTTACCCCTACAAAACTCAGGATCAGGGTATAATAGCCCCGCTTCTGTAGGAGGTTCTAATAGCGCAGGAGTAACACGCACTGCTACGTTACCAGTAGAAGAGTTTACGGGACAGATATTTACTCGTGTGCGTGGACGACAGCTTGCTATAAAGGTAGAATCTAGTGATGTTGGAGTAACTTGGCAGTTAGGTTCTCCCCGAATAGATATGCGTTCTGATGGCAGACGATAATGGCTGTAGACAATACTAGGTACGACGTACCCTTTCGCGCTCCCGCGCTGCCGTACCCTCCGCAGGTGTACGATCAGCAATCGTTTGAAGAGTTTAATAGAGTACTGCGTATCTACTTTAACCAGTTAGACAACGCACTGAGAAATGCTATGGCAGTCCAAGAACCGTATGAATTGCAAGTATCGAAAGGCCAGATTGCAGGTGCTAGTACCGTATACAAGTTTGGGTTTAATCCCGACATTAACGGTACTGAAGAGACTATATGGGGCACTGGGGGTAACTATCCATACCTAACATCTGCCGCTACAGTGTACATAAGTAGCTCCAGCACTGCCGATTCTAATGGGGGTACGGGCGCTAATACTGTAACGGTAGAGGGTGTAGATGGTAGTTACAATACCAAGAGCGTAACCGTTAACATGAACGGTCAGACGCAGGTGCAGGTAGGTGACGCTAGCTCATGGTTACGTGTTAACAGAATATTTGTCGTTACTTCTGGTAGTGGAGGCACTGCTGCTGGAGCCATATACGTAGCTAATAGCGGAGTAAGTTCTGGAGTACCTACAGGCGTTACGTATGCGCACGTTATACAGGGAGACAACCAATCTCAAATTACTGTTTATACAGTCCCTGCCGGATACTCTTTATACCTAGACGATGTAACTTTTACCTCTGCAATATCACTAGCAAATAAAAATGTTACCGCAAAGTTTGTTAGCCGTGACTTTGGCTCTAACACGTTCCGCACGCGAATAATACAAACTATGCAAAGCGCCCTGCTAGTATTACCACTCTCGTACCCACTAAAGATAGAAGAAAAAACAGACATAGAGTGCCGAGCACTTTCCGATACTACCAACGTAGAAGTGGGGGCGTCTTTCCAAGGCATCCTCATAAAGAATTAAGGGCTTAAATAATGGCTAGAAGAGAGTTATATAACCCTAGGCAAGGTGGCGGAGTAGCGGCTGCTCTTAGAGCGAAAGATGCCCAGCGAGATAAGCAAATAAAAGATCTGCGTGATAAAGAAGAAAATAGAATTAAAGGAGATGATCCGTCTCTATACTCTGACCCTGACCTAGGTAACAACGGAAAAGGAGATGATCCGTCTCTATACTCTGACCCTGACCTAGGTAACAACGGAAAAGGAGATGATCCGCAAGGATTTTGGTGGGAGTCATTAGGGTACCCAAATATACAAGAAGCAGTCGAAGATGGCTGGACTTTTGATAGTACGACCATGAGCTGGGTACAAGAAGGCGATAGGACTGTAGCTGATAATGATGCTGATGAAGATACTAGCGGTTGGCAAGGTAGTGATTCAACGTGGGCTACAGATCTTAATTGGAGTAACGTAACTGAAGAAGACGCCTCAGAGTATGACCAATGGCGCCAAGAAAATGAAGACTTTGATGTAGCCCTTTGGTACGCACAAACACGAACCGACGAAGGTTTTGAAGACGCTTTAGCCAAGTTAAAGCAACAGGCATTTAATGATTTTGACCCCAACCGTGGTGCTTTAGCAGGTACAAACTACGAAGGATGGGCTAGAGACCAATTGCTAGGCAAGCCTTTTATAGAGATGGTAAGAAAGTCTCAAGCTCGTCCTTTCCATGAACTTGCAGAACCTTTTGAAGTAGATTATCCCTACGACTACGATAACAATCGTCTGTACATGAAACTACCTAATACTGGGGGTAACACTAATTTATTCCAAGGGTTTTCTGATGAAGACCGAGCCATGTACGAGGCTATGGGAAAAACTGGTAGATTTATAGATACTAGTGATGGTAATGCAGGGGCAGGCGAATATGTAATGATGTGGGTCGAAGACCCTCCTGAAGCAAGTACTTGGGAAACATTTCTATCCAACCCCGTAGTAAATGTACTTGCCGCAATAATTCCCGGCGGGACTCAAGCCCTTACACTTATTAAAGCCGCTTCAGGTATGACTATGCACGCAAGTGATTGGTTTGCTATGGCTGGTGGATATGATGTTGTAGG